AAGTCAAGCTTCTTCTCACCAAGAACTACATTAGCAATGTGATCTAACTTATATGACTCTTGTGGACCATAAGTAAATGCAAACTTTTTAAATATCGCAAAATAATCAAGAATTGTAATACCTTTTAATTCATATTTTTCACGGGTTTGAGTAGTGAATGGTTGTTGTATTTCTCTTTTGTCAATCATTCTCCAAGGAGATAACATTTTCTCTTTATTCCCACCATTAACTTTTGCTATACGATTTACAAGATATGGTATATCAAAAAATTCAATATTCCAACCAGTAAGAACATCTGGGGAAGTATGATTCATATGAAATACAAATTTATGAAGTAGCTCTCTTTCAGTTTGACATTTAATATAACGAACTTCATGAGTTTTCATTAAAGATTTTTCTACATCATAATCACCACAACCAAATGTATAATAAACATCGTCTATATTATTTTTCATTGTAATTGCTGTTACTTCTTGATCAGCAATAGCTGGGTCAGGAAATCCTTCGCCAAATTTTACTTCAATATCAAGAGAAGATACATTAATTATATTACGGTCCCAATGAATATTCCCTGGAAATTCTTCATTAATATATTGAGCAACATAATTAGTATTGCCATATATTTTAAAGTTAGGAACATCTTTATATTGTTTTATAAATTCAGTAGCTTCTTTCATACTACCAAATGGAATTGGTTCTACCCGTGTTCCGTCAAGAGCATGCCAATCAGTTTTATTTTTGGAAGATGTTACGTATAGATGTGGTTTAAATGGAATAGTAAAACTTACTTTCTTACCATTCTCATAACCAGTATATTTGATTACTTTTCCATGACGAAAAGCATTGGTATAGAAAGTATTATTCATGATACTATTATACCATAAATTGTATTAAAAGTAAACAGATTATGTAACTATTTTTGGTTTTAACGGTGTTACGACATTAGATGTCATATTATTATAATTATTTATTAATTCTTCTGTGGGTTTAAGATTAAACATAATATCTTCATTCCTAATACCAAGACCATTATCAATGTCACAGTATGACATATAAGGCATAAAACCTATCGCATCTTTATTTGGTATTAAAAGGATTGGATTTTCTACAGTTGTACTAATATCATTTTCTTTGAGTATTTTTACTAATATCTCTTCACCCGACGTAAGTCGGATTAATCTAATTTCATTCATATTTGTTTTGATTTATAATCTTTTATTGCAGCCTTAATTGAATCCTCAGCTAAGACTGAGCAATGTATTTTAACTGGAGGCAAGTTAAGTTGCTCAACCACCTCTACGTTTTTAATTTCTTGTGCGTCATCAAGAGTCATACCCTTGAGCATTTCAGTAATGATAGAAGAAGATGCTATTGCAGAACCACAGCCATAACATTTAAATACTGCGTCTTGTATAATATCTTTCTCTACTTTAATTTGTAGCTTCATAACGTCGCCACAAGATGGAGCACCTACCATACCAGTTCCAACATTCTTATCACCAATATTCATCTTACCCACATTACGTGGATTATTATAATGGTCTAATACTGCGTCTGAATATGCCATGTGCTCCTTAGTATTTTAGCCTAGCAACAGCTTTTTAGCGTGCTTAGGCAGGTCACCTAAATTAATTGTTTGAGGCTTGTCCTCTTCTGGAATATCGTTCTCCAAAATAACAACAAGTAGTCCATCAACAATGTCAGCTCCGACAACTTTAATTGTCTCTGATAATGTAAATGCACGTTCAAACGCCCTTTGAGAAATACCACGATGTGTATAATCTCTAGTATCACTATGACCAGTTTTTTTACCAGTTATAGTTAATACTCCCTTTTCAAGGGTTAGGTCAATATCTTCTTTCTTAAATCCTGCGACAGCGATTTCAATTAAAAAGTGACCATCATCTCTACGTATAACATTATACGGTGGGTATCCTACGCCTCTGGCATCGGTTACGTTAGTTTCCGCTAATGTGTTGAAGAGTTGATCGAATCCAAGGAAGGTATCCCTCGGAAAATTAAATGCTAAGTTTGACATAATTGTCCTCCTATTAAATAGCAAGGTTAAAAGTGTAGTCACCATGACTACGGTTAATGTAAGACCTTTCGCATCTTACAAGTTTATTTATACAGGTTTCATTTAATTCCTATATTATATTTGGGACACAATTCCCAATCGGATTTATCTTTATGTGATATAATTTTAATTTGGTTTAATGCTGCCGTATCCCCAATGGGCGATACAGTACTTAATAATCCCCAATCATCCATTAATTTGACAATTGTGTTTCTACGTTTTAAATCATTTTCTGTAAGATTTGATGGTTTACCATCTAATAAGAATAACTCTTTAAAATGAGTTATAAAATATCTTCCTTGTTTATGAAGGATATGACATGATTGATATAATTTATTATCCTTTTTAGAAGCCACACCTATTCTTGTAAGTGTTTCACGTATCTTAAGAAAATCATCTGGTTCTGCTAATATAACTTCTAACATCATTTCTGGTTTCCAATTAACCAGTTCATCGTTGTACTCCGCCATGATTTATTCTTCCCCTTATTGTTTTCAAGTTTTCATTACTTAAAAGCGGAAGTACATCACGAGCTTTTTCATTGCTATAATTATAATATTCTTTTATAGCACTGATATTATCAGATTCAATAGATTTATTCCACTTAGAGAAACGATTACGCTTCCTAACAATATTTATAAGAAATGAGTATTGTAATCTGCTATCGAGATGGTGGAATTTATTCATTTCATTAGCATATATTACTGTGTCTGGAAAATAAGACAAACCACGATTTATCATAAAAGCATTGTAATCTTTTTCATTTTCCATAATATCTTTTTTACTGGAAGATATTGATTTAATAAATTCGAAAGGACTCATGTTTTTATTAATATTACATTTTCAACTCTAAACGATCTCCAATCTTGTTTATCTGTATCAAATACTTTTAATATATCTAAATTTTCCATTACCTTTTCGCCTTTTATTAAATTTAAAGGTTTCATATCTTCAGGTATATATTCATAATTTAATGTACAATTCATTTTACGTTCAGTACCATCTACTTTAGTAAATGTTACTTCAATAATATTATCAAGAAGAAATTCTCTAATATCATTTCTATTCATGCTCATTTATTGTCTCCGTTAAAATTCGACTCATAGATTTTAGTAGCTTACTAGCTTTTTCTAATTGCCATACAACATTAATCATTGCTAATGCTAATATAATTGTTGCATAATTTGCCATTTCATCTAGCATATTATCTCCTATTTAAATATTAATAACAAGATTACTATTATTGGAATAGCTATTGCTATTAGTATTATCATTTAAATTTAATTTGTGACATTATTTCTGTCATACATGCCACTACATTTAATTCATGATCTGCTACAAAACTATCCTTATATGAATAATCTGCAAGGATAAGTACTAACTGTGGAATGCTCGAAGGCATTACATACTCAACCATATTATCATAAACCATTCTAAATAACTTTGAAGATTCTACGTCAATGTTATCAGTAACCCACTTACGCATACTCTTAAAGTTTTTAGTTTTTAAATTACTCATTAATTCTTTAATACTTGACTCAGATAAAGTGACAAGAATTCCAGTATCAATGGTACCACTCATTCCATATCGTTGACATTCATTAATGACACGTCTCCAATCTGGAATGTATTTCATAATCAGTTCAGCAAGAACCTGATTTTCGTATGTAATGTTTTCAGAATCAAGAATAAATTGAAGCCGTTGCATAAATTGCATAGCCATCTTTTCTTTATTTCCTAAATTAAATTCATATATAGAACACCTTGAATGAAGTGGGTCTATAATACGATTTTTAAAATTACATGTTAATATAAATCTACAATTCGAAGAGAACTCTTCAATGAACCCACGCAATGCAGGCTGAGTAGATTGAGGATTTAAGTAATCTGCTTCATCAAGGATAACTACTTTTTGGCCACCTTGTAATGATACAGTACTTGCAAACTGTTTGATTTTACCACGAAGTGTATCAATGTTTCCGTCTTCGGACCCATTAATAATCATATAATCTAAACCTAATTCATTACATAGAGCTCTAGCTACTGTAGTCTTACCTACACCAGCCGAGCCTGTAAACATCATATTGACAAGCTCTCCTGTGTCAACAATACTTTGGAAAGTATTTTTGAGTGACTTTGGGAGAACACAATCTTCTATGATTTGTGGTCTATATTTTTCTACAAATAAAAACTCTTTCATGTAAACCTCATTATATAAATGGCGGGAATCGAACCCGCCCATAAGATATTCACCCTATGCCACCGAGGAGTGGGAGTCGAACCCACGCTAAGATATTCACCCTAGTACCGCTTTGTATTAAACTTTTGTTTCTGCTGGTGCTTCGCCTTCAGCCGGAGCTTGTGCTTCAGCCGCAGCCTTTAGAAAATTATCTAAACGATTACGTACTGAGCCAACATCAGCTAATTCTGCACCTTCAAATGCTCCACGCTTAGTTACAATATCAATAATTGTAACACAAGCTCTAATATCGCTTAGGTTAAGACCTTGCTCATCAGATTCCGCTGCTGGTGGAACTGGAGGAGTAGATTGCTGTGCATCCATACCAGATGTATCTGTTGTATCTACTGCATCCATTACTTCATCTGTATCTTTTGTTGTATCTGCCATATATTATTCCTTATATGTTGTGGTTTTATCAAGAGCAACCCAATAATTGATGTTGCCAGCCTTTACTAATGCTACTTGTTTTTTATCAATACCAAACTCGTATTCATTAGCTGTTTTAAATTTAAAATTATTTATGTCAAAAACAAATTCAAACTCTGCAGTAGTATTTATACTACAATTTGAAATGTTCATTGTAAATTGATTTGATGTTGGATTCTGTTTATCAAGAATTATACACTCAATAAATGTTCCACCAGTATGACTCATTCGTACACTAAGCTGATTAGCTCTAAGTGTAGCCGAAGCTTTACGAAGTTGAGATAATTGTTCGTGAGT